GTGGTAAATATGGTTCATTTGGATTTCCAGGTGAAACTGGACAATATCAGAAATATCATCCAGATCCTGCATATAGGGATAGGTTAGGAAGTCGACCAGGAGATGATGGTTCTACTTTGGGGGTAAAAGATGATATAGTTCAGAGTGATGATCAAATGGATAAGATTGTAGAAGAAAGTGGTATGGCAGAAACAATAAAAGATAAGAAGAAATTATATGGTGCTTTAAGACGACAGATAGATGAGATGAACAAACTGAAAAAAGAAATTGGTTATGTTCAAAATCCAAAGGGTGATGCAAAGAAACTTAGAGAAAAACATTATGATGAAAAAACTAAGACTTGGAATCCACCAGAAATGGGAGATAAATATAAAGAATTAAGAGTAATGCCCCCAGCATGGAGACAGTTGAATATAGTTAAGGATAAAATAAAAACAATTGAAGATAGAACACGAAAAGAGATAGAGTCATCCATTGATAAAGATAAATTAGCAGAAGTTGTTGGAAGTGATAACGCAAAAACAATACTGAAACATCCAGGAGCTATGGTAAGTGCATTAACTTTTTCATCTACATTAAGAACAAGTAATGGATTAGATACCATTGAACATAATCACCAAGAAATTAAAGATGGTAAATATGAATCTCATACAGATACTGCAGAAGATGGAACAATGGATATAAAAAATTGGAAAATGACTTGGAGGGCCTACGATAGTAGAGGTGGTGGATTGATTGGTAGTTTTAATAGTGAACGAAAAGAAATGTAATGATTAAATTAAGAGAATTAATATGAGAACACAATTACTATGTACATTTACTAATATAAACGATTTAAATGAAATAATTGATATTATTATTTCGTGCAATACTATAATGTATGATAAAATATATGTATTTCAGAACGAAGAGGATAAAAATCAATTAGTATGTACTTATAATGTAGAATATGATGATGATTTTATGGAAGGTATTCCAGATACAATTTCACTACATAGAAAGAAACAAACCAATACACTTTATACAATCAATGCATTGAATGATATTATACGAGAATTAAATAATGGGGTTTTAGATAAAACGTATATTGTACCTTGGGAGAATTATAGAAATTCAATTTTATTAAATAATGAAAAGGGTTTAGTGAGAATAAAAACAAAAATTTATAAGATAGTGAATATTACAGAGTGGGGAACAACAGAATAGGTTATAGGAATTTTGACGGATTTATTTTATCCTGATTACATACAACATCAGAACTTAGTTAAGGAACACGAAGATTTGGGAAAAATCTATGCTCAACCGATGGCAATTTGGTTGGGTAGAGATAGATACCATAAATTGAAACGTGTGCCTTCAAGAATTCAACGGTTGTTAAAAAGAGCAAAAAATAAAACAGTTGTATTTGTAATATATTCTATTCCGAATAGAGATATTAGTGGAAGACATTCTATGGGTGGAGAAGAAGATGAAGAGTCTTATTTAAAATTTATAAATGAGGTTATTGAAGGGATTGGTAATCATTCACCAATAATAATATACGAACCAGATGCTTTATGTGATGGTGTTAAATTAACTAAAAAGAAATCACAACAACGAATAAAGTTGATGCAAACTTCACTTAAATTATTGACTAACACAAATGCTAAAATTTATATAGATAGTGGACATCCAAACTGGTTGAAAGTAAGTGAAGTATGTTCGTTACTAAAAAGGTTTAAAAAAATACCATATGAGGGATTTATATTGAATTGTTGTAACTTCGTAGATACTGATTCGTGTGTAGAATATGGTACGGAGATAAGTAAATACATTGGTAAGAATTTTGTTATAGATACATCAAGAAATGGGTTAGGATATACTGGAAATATATACAATCCAACAAATATAGCAATAGGTGAGTATCCCACATTGGATACAAAAATTAAAAATTGTGATGGTTTCTTATGGATGAAACCATTAGGAGAGTCGGATGGTAAGGTTAATGGTACGCCTAAGGCAGGCCGATTCAGTTTAAAATATGCTTTAAAAATCATTGAAAATAGTAAAAAAATAAATGTATTTAAGTAATATATATGATATTTATATGTGAATATGGTTACTTCGTTATTACGAATTACCATTGATAAATACAAAATAATAAATAAAACATACATATAGGAGATTAACAAATGGACTTAGATAAAGTCAAGCGACGTTTAAATCAGTTACAAACATCAACACAAAGAACTTCAAATCTTTGGAAACCACAACCAGGAACACAACAAATTAGATTAGTACCTTATAAATTCAATAAGGATAATCCGTTCATTGAATTGTTTTTCCATTATGATCTAGGAGGCAAATCCCATTTATCCCCAATTAGTTTTGGTCGTCCCGACCCCGTTGAGGAGTTCGCACAGAAATTAAAGGCATCAGGTAATCGTGATGATTATCGACTTGGTAAAAAACTCGAAGCAAAAATGAGAACTTTTGCACCAGTGATTGTTCGAGGTGAAGAATCACAAGGTACAAAGTTTTGGGGCTTCGGTAAAACAGTTTATCAAGAAATACTCTCTGTCATCTCAGACCCAGATTACGGTGATATTACAGACCCAGTAAGTGGTCGTGATATTACAGTTGAATTTAAGACTGCAGAAGAAACAGGAGCATCATTCCCATCTACCGCAATCCGCGTTAAACCAATACAGACACCAATAAGTGAAGATAAGAATATTCTTGAAAAGGTAGCAGATACCCAGAAGGATATTACTGAAATTTATCAGGAAAAGACTTATGATGAACTTACGGAAATTCTGAATAATTGGTTAGAAGGACGAGAAGATGATCCAGCAGAAAACACTACAAAGTCAGTAACTACGGCACAGTCTGTAGAATCTGCTAAGAGTGTAGAGAATGTTTCAGAGGCCTTTAACGAACTTTTTGATAAGTAAAACTAATTGGAGAAAATATGTCAGTTAGAGACGAATTGGCAAATGTATTAGCCGATAGTTTAAACAAACAATTCAAGGATATGAAAGTAGCATATTTCTTGGACGGGTCTGATACAACACCCACAGATATTAAAGAATTTATATCAACAGGTTCGACTATGTTGGACTTGGCAATTGCTAATAAACCAAATGGTGGTATTGCGGTAGGCCGTATTACTGAAATTAATGGTTTAGAATCAAGTGGTAAATCTTTAATCGGAGCACACATACTTGCAGAAACCCAAAAGAAAGGCGGAGTCGCTGTTTATATAGATACAGAGAATGCCGTTAGTGAGGAGTTTTTGAAAGTATTAGGAATAGATACATCACAGTTACTTTACTTACAATTACAAACTGTAGAAGAAATTTTCCAGGCAATCGAGGAGATTGTTCTTAAGGTGAGAGAGGCTGAAAAGGATAGACTGGTTACAATATTAGTTGATAGTTTGGCTGCTGCTTCCACACAAGTAGAGATAGACGCAGATTTCGAGAAAGACGGTTGGGCAACTTCCAAAGCGATTATTATATCAAAAGCTATGAGAAAGATTACCCAGATGATTGGTCGTCAAAGAATAGCACTTGTCTTTACAAATCAACTACGAGCGAAACTTGGAGTAATGTTCGGAGATCCTTGGACAACTTCAGGTGGGAAAGCTCTTCCTTTTCACGCTTCTACTCGAATTCGATTAAAGAATAAAGGTAGAATAACAGACACCAAGAAAAATGTATTGGGAATGACAATACTGGCACAAGTTGTTAAGAATAGACTTGGGCCACCTTTAAGACACGCCGAATTTCCACTATATTTTGAAAGTGGAATTGATGATGTGGGTTCTTGGTTAGAAGTAATGAAAAAACATAAGTTGGTAAAGTCTGCAGGAGCTTGGTATACATATACCGATGTTGCAGGTGAAGAATATAAATTTCAATCTAAAGATTTTCTTAAAATATTAGAAGAAAACTCTTTGAAGGATGAGGTTTATGATAGAATTTGTGATAAAGTAATTCTTAAGTATGATATAAAAGATATGGATGAATCTGAACTCGTGAAAGAAGAAGTAGAGGGAGATGAATAATCGATATTTCAGTATACTTGAAGAAATTAAGAAAAAAGGCGGTAAACTAGATGATGGTCACTTCAATGATAAAATACTTATTATAGATGGCCTGAATACCTTTATAAGAGTATTCAGCGTTATGCCAACTCTCAATGATGACGGTGTTCACATTGGGGGAATAGTTGGTTTTCTAAAAAGTATAGGTTACGCAATTCATCTATTTAATCCCACCCGAGCCATTATAGTATTTGATGGTAAGGGTGGGAGCACCCGCCGCCGTAAATTATTCCCAGAGTATAAGGCAGGTCGTAGAGTTAAGAAGAAACTTGTTCGAGCGTATGATTTTAATACACAAGAAGAAGAACGACAAAATATGCTTATACAACTTCAAAGAATTGTCGAATACTTAGACTTATTACCAGTTTCAACACTTTCAATAGATAACATTGAAGCGGATGATACTATTGGGTATTTATCCAAACAAGTTTTTGATGAAAGTAAGATTACTATTATGTCAACCGACAAGGACTTTTTACAACTTGTAAATCATAGAATTAAAGTATATTCTCCCACAAAAAAGAAAACTTACGATAGGGAATCTTTGATGGAAGAATATGGAATACCATCTAAGAATTTCTTAACATATAGAATATTGGAAGGTGATAAATCTGATAATATACCAGGTGTTAAGGGAGCAGGATTAACTACAATCAAAAAGAGATTTCCTACTATTGTGGATAAAGACAACTATGTTACATTGAAAGAAATAGTTGAATATTCTGAAAAACATAAAGATGAATTAAAGTTATATGAAAGTGTGGTTGTTTGTAAGGAACAATTGGAACTAAATGATAAATTAATGCAGTTAAAAAATGTAGATATTTCTGGAAATGCTAGAATGAAAATATTATCAGGAATAGAGAAACCAATTACCGAATTAGTAAAATATAAATTTGAGACGATGTTTTATGCAGATAAGTTGTTTACATCTTTACCAAATTTACAAGGATGGTTAGCACAAAATTTCACACAATTGAACAGATACGCAC